CTTTACAAACTTTAAATTCTATTGCACAATTAGCGGGAGAGGGTACTGCAATTGCAAAAGGTGTCGCAGTCGCACAAGCTACTATGTCGGGAATTGAGGGTGTACAAAACGCATATACAACAGCACAAAAGTCACCTATTACTGCATTTTTTCCAGCTTATCCAGCGGTTCAAGCGGGTTTAGCGGGTATATTTTCAGCGTTACAAATTAAGAAAATACTTTCAGTTGATAAAAGCGGAAAAGGTGGAGCGGGTGCGGCATCTGGCGGTGCGGGTTCAACACCACCACCACCGCCACAATTTAACATAGTAGGGCAAAGCGGAACAAATCAATTGGCGCAAAGTATAGGAGCAAGACAAGGGCAACCGATACAAGCATACGTAGTTGGTAATGAAGTAACAAGCCAACAAGCACTTGACAGAAACAGAATACAAACCGCAACATTTAATTAAAAAAACACATTAATAATAAAATACGTTATAACAATATGGACACATACGAAGTACAATTTAAAGAAAATGAAACAGAGGGCGTGTATGCTATCAGTTTAGTAGATTCACCAGCTATGGAGTCGCAATTTATTGCTTTAAGTGAACAAAAAGAAATTACATTAAAAGCAATTGATGCTGAAAAAAGAATTTTATTAGGTGCGGTTTTAATTCCTAATAAACCAATTTACAGAAAGCAAGATGGTAAAGAGTTCAATATAACTTTTCCAGAAAAGACAATCCAATTAACAATGGAAAACTTTTTCAAAAAAGGTTACCAAAATAATTCAACATTAGAACATAATGAAGAGTTAAAATTGCAAGATGTAACCTTTGTTGAAAGTTGGATAAAAGAAAGTGAAGTTGACAAGTCAGTACATTACGGGTTTAACGAACCTAACGGGACGTGGTTTGCAAGTATGAAAGTTAATAACGATGAAGTTTGGAACGACTTTGTAAAAACGGGAAAAGTAAAAGGATTCTCAATAGATGGATTCTTTGATTTAGAAAAGATTAATTTAAAAAGTGAATTTAATATGAGTGAAGTGAAAAATGAGTCTTTAGTGGATTCTTTCAAGGCTGCACTATCTGAGTTTTTCAGTCCAAAGAAAAAGGACGAAGATACAGATGTGAAACTTGGTAAGGTTATGACTAAAGACGGTACGTTAACTATCGAGTTCGATGGTGATACTGTAGCAGTCGGAACTGAAATGTATTTAACAAATGAGAATGGCGAAAAAATGCCTGTTCCAGATGGCGAATATACTTTAGAAGATGATATGATTGCAGTAATGGTAGATTCTAAAGTAATGGAATTAAAACCAATGGAAATGCCAGCAGCAGAAGAAGCGCCTGTAGATATGGGAACTTCTCCAACAACTGAACAAACTGCAAGTGTAAAAAGTGAAAAGTTTACACAAGAAGTCTTTTACCAACTTGCTCAAGTAGTAGGTGCTGAATTAGAAAAATTTAGAACTGAATTAAGAGCTGAATTTGAAACTAAACTTTCAGAGGTAAAACCAGAGGCGGTATCTTTGACAAAACAAAAAGGAGAAACAACAAAACAAGAAGCTACGACGGCTTTTGAAAAATTTAGAGAATTTAACAAAAAATTTAAATAATTATTACTATGAGTGGAATTACTTATACTGGGGCGCAAATCCCAACAGATTTTAAAGAAGATATTATTGCTGAAATCCTTTTCAGAAACGAAACAGTAGAAAAAGGTTTAGTTTCTTTTGAAACAGGAATTAAAGCGGGTAGAGTTATTACTGAAAATATTAATTCAGTAACTATGCAAGCGTGGAGTGTTAACCCAACAGGTTCAGAGGCTGGAGATATTGGTTTAGAAGATACAGTTGTTACACCTGTAAAAGTTGAGTTTATCGACAAGTTTACACCAGACGATTTAAGAAGTACTCGTTTCAATAGAGATATGAAACCAGGTGCGATTAATGATGTTTCAGATGAATTTAATAGATTAGTTTTAAATGGAGTTGCGCCTTTAATCTCTTTAGATGCTGAAAATAAATTTTGGAACGGTTCGACTGCTGCTACAAAAACAGCAGTCGCTGCTTTAACTGCTGGTGTAGGTCAAAGTTCAGTAGGTGCTGCGGAAAAAACTTTAATTGCTGCGATGCCTACAACTTTATTCGATTCGTTAACTACTAAAATGATTTACAATAAAGCAGCAGTAGGAAAACGTGTAAAAGTAGCGGGTACAACTTTAAGTGTTTCAAACATTGCAACTGAAATGGGCAAAGTATATGATGCTATTCCTAATGAAGTGTTAGCTGGTGCTGAAAAGCCTTATATTTACGCTCCAAGAAGTGTAAAAAAATTAATTAACAACTTCAATTTAGCACAAACTTACAGAGATACATTTACAGTAGATTTAGCGTCTGGTAAATATTTCTATTTAGATGTAGAGATTGTGTTTGTACCTTTAGCTGATAACGTAATTATTGCGGGTGTACCAAGCAACTTTATGTGGTGTACTGATTTAATGGATGATTATGCAAACATTAATATTGCGCCTTATCCAGCTCCAAGAAAAGACTACTTCTATGACGTAATCTTTACAATATTTGCACACGTTGTAAATCAGAAATTTAACGTTTTATACGTAGGATAAATTTAACATAACCGCTCTTTAATTAGGGCGGTTTTTAAAACATATTAAAGATGGCGTGTAGTATTACAAAAGGGTATAAATTACCTTGTAAAGATTCCAGAGGTGGAATTAAAAAAATAGATTTTGCCGTATTTGATGAATATGATTTTACTGTAACAGGTCAAGAAATTGCAACTTTGCCTGTGTCATTAACGGAAGTTTTCAGATATGAAGTAAAAGGAACGGGAAACACTTTAGTTGAAACGGGAACAATTAACACAGATAATAGAACTACTGAAATTGCTCAAGTATTAACTGCTGTTTTTCCAAAGTTAAATAAAGATTTTGAGGTTCAATTACAAGCGTTAGAAGCGGGGCGTGTTATTGCTTTTGTTCACAATTATAATGGTGACGTAAAAGTGGTTGGTATTGATAGCGGTTTAGATGCATCAACTTCAACAGGTCAAACAGGTGGAGCTGGTGGCGATTTAAGCGGTTATAATATCACTTTGAACGCAATGGATTCAAAGCGTGCGCCTTTTTTAAGTGCAGCAGCTAAAACTGCGTTAGAGGCTTTAGTTAGCGCTGAAGTTGTAACACCTTAATTTTAAGAATTAAATATTTATTAAAACCTACTCAATTAGAGTGGGTTTTTTTATTTAAATACAAAGTTAAAAAAATACGTTATATTAATATGCAAGTATTTAAACCAAGCGACGAAATTCATACTTTAATATTTATTCCAAGAATAAGTACTATTTCTGTTTTATTAGAAATTAAAAACGAATTGAGAAATACAGAAAACTCAATAGGTATAAATGGCGAAATGATAAACGGTGTTTTTATAGGAAATTTCAACTATAATTTTACAGAGGGTGCAAGTTATGAATTAGATGTTAAAGATTTAGAAACAGACAATTTATTATTTAGAGGCAAAGCCTTTGCAACAAATGAAGAAGATTTACAAAACTATAAACTAATAAGATGAATTTAGAACTAATACAATTAAATAATTACATACGTCCAGAGGTTAAGGAAGTTAATTCAAAGGAGTATGTGATGAACGGTGATAAAAACAGTTTCTATCAGTATATTATTGATAGATACAACGGTTCGCCTACAAATAGAACTATTATAGATTCTTACGCTAAATTCATTTACGGTAAAGGTTTGTATAGTAAAGAACAATCTAGTAAAGCGATGCAATTTGCAAATGTTTTATTAATGTTGCCAAAAAAAGATTTAAAAAATATTTGTCAAGACTATGTTTTATTTGGTGAGGCAAGTATGGAATTGATTTACGATAAAGGTAAATTATTAAGAATTAAACACGTTCCAAAAAATCAAATATTGCCTAATAAAATGAATGAAGATGGCGATGTTTTAACTTATTGGTTTTGTCAAGATTTTAACAATACAAGAAAATACACGCCTGTAGAAGTTGAAAGTTTTTACTTCAAAAAAGAAACTTCCAAAAATGCTATTTATGTAATTAGTCGTTACCAAGCAGGGCGAACTTATTTTTCTGACCCGAGTTATATGGCTGGTTTGCCTTATGCGGAATTAGAAGAAGAAATTGCTAACTATTGTGTTAATCATATTAAAAACGGTTTGTCGTTTGGTTATATCGTTAATATGAATAATGGCGAGCCAGAAAGCGATGAAGTTAAACACAGATTAGAGGCTAAATTTAAAAACTTCGGTACAGGTTCAGAAAATGCGGGACGTGTAATGGTTAATTGGAATGAGTCAAAAGAAAACGACATAACATTAACAGCAGTTGAAGTAAGTGAGGCACACAAGCAATATGAATTTTTAAGTGGTGAGGCTACTCAAAAACTAATGATTGCTCACAAAGTTACAAGTCCTATTATATTCGGAATTATAAAAGATGGCGGTTTAGGTAACAATGCAGATGAAATGGAGTCAGCATTTAATGAATTGTATATTAATGTAATTAAACCAGAGCAAGAAAATATACTTGACGCTTTAATGGAAATATTTGTTGCTAACGGTATGACTATTGACCTTGACTTTATTCCTTTGCGTGGATTAGCGCAACCACAAGCAACGCAATTAAGCGAACACAAAGAAGAAATAAATAGTGACGTTGCAGAATTTTTACTTTCGAGAGGTGAAGAAATTAATTTAAACGAATACGAGGTTATTGATACCGAAGATTTTTCAGATAGTTTAGTAGAATTAAACGATTTCACATTAAACACTTCTTTAAAATTGGCAAGCGTTCCAAGTTCTTTTCCAAACGTTAAATCCGAATTAGACAACGATATTTTTAAAGTTCGTTTTAACTATGCGGGTACAATGGCAGGTAGTCAATCGCCACAAAGGGATTTTTGTCGTAAAATGTTATCAGCTCAAAAGGTTTATCGTAAAGAAGACATCGTTTTGGCTGGAGATAAAAAAGTAAATCCAGGTTGGGGACCAGGTGGAACTGATACTTATGACATTTTAAAGTATAAAGGAGGTGGAAATTGCAAACATAAATGGGTAAGAAGTATATATTTAAGAAAAAACAATAAATCTATTACTTTAGAGCAAGC